ATTTATATAGGATTGTAACAAAATTTGTTAATTGTTAGTAGCTATACTACGCAAATGTTCATTAATTTAAACTGTTCACGAATCGTGAACATAGTCGTAAAGTGAACGCACCTAAATTATAAACTCTTGTTGTACCGAAATTATAAAGTCAAGCTAAAACTTGACAAATGTTATAACATAGTAAAGTTATAACTTGACTTATATGGGATAAACATATGTCAAAAAGTGCATTTTATGACTCATTACGGATATCTGCGAATATATACGGATAATAAAAAACCCCCACCTAGAGAACTAAGCAGGGGAACTAACTATGAAAAACTACAAACTAACCTGCGGTTGTTAGAGCAGCAGCTACAGCACTATTCACTTCAGGTGCTAAACTAGGTTCAGCTCCTGCGAATGTTAATGTATAACCGCTTCTATCACCTTCAGCAGTACCTGTGGCAGCACTACCTGCAGTCAAATCTAAGGCTCTTGTTTTACCAAGATACCAATACTTGCCATTGTTGTCTTTAGCAACTGCAACAAGTCTATTTTGAGCCAATAACAAGATTTCATTTCTTGTATTTGCTTGTAACTTATTTAAAATTATTGTTAATTCAGGAGTAAAATACAAAGTACCATTCTGAACATTTGATGCTACGTTTTCAGTAACCATTGATGTTCCTTTAGTTAATTCATATTTATAGAACTTCTTACCTGTTGCTTTAACTAATGCAGTAATTACACCACTAGCTTCGGTTGTTGAAGTTACATCTGAACTTGCAATAAAATAAACTTCTGTAATTCCACCTAAGGAATCACGACAATCTAGGGTATATCCCTGTGTTAATGCACACGCCATTTTTGTTTATTTTATCTATTAAAAAATGGGGAGTATATTTCAACTCCCCTTATAATTAAATTGCTACTTTAACGATTTCATCAGGGAATGCAATATTCACACCCATTTTGAACTCTGCTGCAAAACGAACCTCATCTGCTTCTTTAGCAAAGAAGATTTCAAATTTCTCTTCTTCGTTCAATAAGTCTGTACCTAAGAATAAGTTGCTTAATCTTAAAGCATAAACATCATTTGTTCCGTTTAAACCTTGTACTGCTACAACTTTAACAGGAGTGCCCGGCAATGTAAATTCGCTATCAGCCTTACCATCAAAAGCATAATTGAACATATTTGCGTTCTTTAATGCGATTGTATAAGTACGGAAAGTATCCATACCACAGAAGATAGTCATATCATCTGCAGATACTACTTTAGCAGGAATTGCTTTATAAACACCATCAAACAAAGCAACTACGTTAGCTGCAGTAATAGAAGTTAATGGAGCACCTGAAATATATCCTGATACGTTAGCATCTACAACACCACTAGCAGCACCAATCAATTTGATTAAACCATCAAATTTGTTTAAGTTACCATTAGCTGATGCAGTATCACCTTGCCAAATAGCAGTCTCTAATTGAGAAGCAATAGTCTTAGCTTTTCTATCAGAATAATCTTGCTCAAAAGGAATTGAATCATAAGTAGAACCTGTAGGTAAAGCCTTTTGTAAATACTTAGCTTCTAATGCCTTAGGACATAAAGCCTCTTGTACTTTAATCTTTCCAACTGTAACTGTTCTTTGTGTGAAAGAAGTTGTTCCTGATGCGTTCCAACCGCAAGTACCACCTGCTTGAAAGAAAGCATCTGTGTCCATAATATTAATGGTTTCTGCGGATTTAACTCCAACCATTACGTTACCTGCACTCTTAATAAGAGCAGCAGTTTTTGCACCTAATACAGATGAAGCCACTAATGATGCTTCGTTTTCTTTTGTATAGTTGCTTAATGAAGATACTGAAAATGCCATTGTTATAAATTTATTTGTTTAAAATTGCGTTTCTATATTTCTCCAATCTTTCGTACTTGCTATCGTTAGTAGTTACATAAGATTGAAATGCGTTTGCTGATTTTTGAGTTGGTTCAGCAGTTGGGGTATTTGAAAGTGCTTCAACTAATTCAGCTACTTGTGCAAAACCTTGTTTTACTTTATTCTCTAATTCAGCAATCTTTGCTTCTAATTGGCTTTTTTGCTCTGCAAATTCAGCCTTTAATTCTTCAGCCATAGCAGTTGTATCTTGTGCAGGAGCAACAGGTGCAGCAGGTGCAACAGGCTCTTCCACAATTGTATCTTCTTTTGGTGAAGCTATTTCTACTATTGCTCCCATTTCATCAACTTGGATAGATGTACCATCCATTAATTGATATTCTCCCATTTTGGCAGGAGTACCATCAGCCATTTGAACCATACCACCTACTTCTAAAGCAGAAATTTGAACCTTAGTTCCATCTACTAAAGAATACTCAGCCATTTCCACCTTTGTTACTGTAGGTTCTACAGGAGCAACAGGTGCAGCTACTTGTGGCATATCTTCAAATAATGCTCTTATTTGTTGTAATGCTTCTTTTGGATTCATTTTTATTTTTCTTTAAATGTTAATAAATAGGCTAGTTTATCACTTAACCATTCATCCTTAATATTTACCGTTTATCACAATTATTTAAAAAAATGGGTAAAATGTTTGGAATGTGTTTAAAACCTGTGTACTTTTACTATGTCATTGAGAGACACCAAAAACAAACATTATGAAACACAAAACACTCCCTACACCAATTGAAGTTAAATTATTCCTTACTTTAATTATTTCAGCTATTGCTTCAGTTTTAATCCAATTTTTAATCAAATAAAATAAACACTATGGAAAAGACAATTTCAATTGAACTAGGTTATTATGGTCATCAAGCCGAATTATTTCAAGAATTATTTAAAGAGTATTCTAAAGAACCAAATCAGTATGGAACTTTTTTAGAGTTTGCAAACATTACTGATAGAGCAGTAAATATGGGAGTTATAGCCTATACTAATGCTTTTGAAAATGAAACTCATTTTAATCAAGTTTTAATGAGAAAATTAAAATGGTTCTTTATTGGTGAGAAAATTAAAAGTTCTGAATTATATAAACAAATTATCTAAATTATAAAAACTAAAAACTATGGAAAATTTAATCGCAAAGTATGAAGGTCTTGGTTTTCACCTTTCAATTAAAGAAGAACCACTTATTATTGCTTATTGTGTAAGAATTAAAAGTAAAGCTAGATTTAAAAAACCTTTATTCAACTACAGATTTAGAACTATTGAAAGAATGGTTGAATTTTGCAATGAATGGGTTGAAAGAGTTGAAAGAAATGTAAATTCTGAAAATGAAAGAAAAGCTAAAAAGAAAGAAGCACAAAAAGTAATGAACCACAATTTTAAAGAAGGGATGATTATTTACAACAGTTGGGGATATGACCAAACTAATATTGACTTCTATCAAGTTATTGAATCTAAAGAGAAATCAGTAATTTTAAGAGAAATTGCTAGTAGTACTGTTTCAGGTTCAGAAGGTTTTATGAGTGCAAATGTTAAACCTATTAAAGACTATTTTGTAGGTGAACCTATTCTTAAAAGAATTAATATTTCAGTTAGTTACAATGGAAATATAAGCTATTACATTAAAGCAAAACATGGTTGCTTTTGTGAGTATGCAAATGCAGAATCAGGAGTTTACTCTAGTTGGTATGCTTAATTAAAATATGAATAAAATAAAATATAACTCACTTGCCATTGCTGCTGAATACCACAAGTATCAGCAGTATGGCATAAAACCTTATCTATACCATTTATTAGATGTATGGTTTGAAGCAGAAAAATTCTGTAATGAAAATAATATAAAAGGTATAAAAATGGATACAATACTATCTGTATCTGCATTGCACGATATACTAGAAGATACCACATTATATGAAAATAAACTTAAACAGATAAGCAATAAAGTTTATACTAATGTAAAACTGCTTACTAAAAAGCCACCATTAGATACATACTATATTGAAATATCTAAAAGTGAAATAGCTTCAATAGTAAAGCTATGCGACAGGATATGTAATGTTAGGGAATGTATAAGGAATAGAAATTACCACAAATTAAAAAAGTATATATCTGAATCAAATAAATTCAAGATTATATACTCTAAATCTAATAAGTCATTATCTAATAAATTAGAAAAACTTTATTTAAAAGGTAGGTTAATTAGTATTTTTGATATTCTTCCTTACTAATCATTTTACCTTCTAAAATAGCTTCAACCAATTTGTTTGGTGCACCTTCTACTTTGTATGGGGTCGCACCTTTTTCTTTACCTTCATAACCACCTTCAGGGATATTTCTGAAAGCAATTTCTTCAAAACTGTTTTCAAAGAATACCTCTTTTCCATTGGCAATTTCAGTAAGTAGATTCTCATTTCTCATATACACAATTTACTAATATTATTTGATTATTACAAAAATTTACTGTAGTATTTTTTAGATTCTTGCTCTATTTGTTTTCTTTGTTTATCATCTTTACCAACTACCAATACACGATATTTTTCGTATAAGTCGTGTCCTTTACCCCCTTTAATTCCTACTTGTTTAGCAATTTGATTATATTTCGCTTCGCCTAGTATCATTTTGGCATTTTCAGGCTTTTCTTTGGCATAAATCATTTTAGGTGTATTTACCTGTATTTCTGCAGTTAAGCCATTAGATGTCTTTATATTGACCAAATTACCACTATATCCCAATGGATTAGATTCGTGGGTTTGAGTTTTAACTCTACCATTACCATTAGCTACTCTAGGGTCATTGCTTAAATCTTTAATAATATTTTGCATTGCAATTGGGTCATCGGTAATTATAGTATTTCTAACTGCATCTTTTATATTACCTAAATTACCACCTTCTTCTGTATTTGTTTTTCTTACAATAGAATCTGCTGATTTCATATTAATAGGAGTAACAACTGCACCATATTTATTTGCTAAATCTTTGCCTAATTTATCCACTTCAGGTGCTGCTGCCTGTGCTTTAGAAACTAAATCTTTTACTTCTTTATCTTCAGCAGATACAGTTTTTACTGAACCTGTTGGCTCATTGTCACCACCGCCTTCAGGTCTCCTGCCACTTCCCGGTCCACCTAATTCTACTTCATTTAATATTTTATATATCTCACTCATTACCTGTTGTTCTTTAGGTATCTTTGGAGTGTAGTTAAATATTCCTTCAATAGAGAATCCGTTAATCATTCCTTGCTTAACTTGTTCCCATACTGAATCATTTTCTACTAACATAGAAACAAACCAACTTCCATCAGGTGCATCCTCAAATCCTTTCATTGGTGCAATGCCTCGTGATTTATCACTAATAAAACTTTCAAACATTGTTACACCACTTTCTATTTGATTAGGGTTGTGCATCAAGTTTACATTATTTTGATAACCTTTTTTAAAGTATTTCTGTACAATTTTAACAATAGTATCTTTAGAAAAAGCCACATAGTAATCACCAAAAGTAGCATCACTTCTAAAAATAGGAGTATCAGCCAACATAGCA